TTCTGGATAACCTCCTTTATTGAAACCAACTTCTGCAGATACAAACTTACCTGCGAGTTCATCGGTATCTTTCATAGAGGAAAGTCCTACCGCATTTGCTAATGCGTTCAAAGAACCTTTTCCTATCCTTATGGCTTCTGGATTATCAGACTGCATTGTAAAAGTACATGGTACAAAATTACCTGTGTCTTTTATTTTGAAAGTAATTTTTATGGCTTCCCATCCGCTATCACTATTTACCAGTTCAGCTTCATGGTATTCCATAGTGTATCTACCAGCTTCTAATTCTTTTTTTTCTGGAATTGCATCCAGATCCCAACTTGTTATATCCATAATATACTCCTATCCTAAATCGTAATTTTCAAAATTATCTAATTCATCCAAAATATTATCTAGGATTGATATTACATCTTCTAAATCAAACTCTATGCCATGAGGTCCTTCATCGCGTAGAGCTTGATTCTCCAGATGTTTAGTTAAAATTAATTTGACTAGCTTGATAGAGCGAGCCAACCTATCTACTTCGCTATAGTTAGACATCTTTTTTGATGTTACCAATCATAGCTTCTCTGACTGTCTCCCAATTCATCTCTAACTCGCGAGGTAAGTCATATCTATTTTTTGCCATACAACCAGGTGACTCTTCTGTGATTAACACTCTATCGCCGACAGTCTGTTTAGTAGATGTACCTTTTGTACCTTGTACTTTAACTGTGCCGATTTTTCGTGTTGCATAAAAAACACAATCGCTCTGCTCTAACACTAAGTCGGCAGCTTTCCTGTGTATTTTAATTTCGTGCCTATCGTATGGCTGATCCTGTGCAGGATCTTCCACTCTTTTGACAATGTTATGACCAATAAAAACAATAGTCATACCACGCTCTCTGAGTTCGTTGGTGTACTTCAAAAATTCACGCCAAACGTTCAGCGCTTCTGCATAAGATTTACCGTAAGCTACGGATTCCATAGACTTATAATTATTATCCTTACAGACTTTGGGCCAGACGTAGTTCAACTCAAATTGATCTAAACTATCTAAAACGTAAGTTTTATAACCGCCTAAATCATCTTCTGCTAGAAGATCTTTGATGTTTTGAATTATCTCGTCATACGTCTCTGGCATGTCAAAGTGATCCACTTCTATGTTCACTAAGCCATCCTCGCACAACTGAAAGACTGCTTTATTCATTGTAGAAGCAAAAGTAGATTTACCTACTCCGCCAGACCCAAATAGAACAATTCTAGGCGCTTTCTTCTTCGCCTTCTTTCTTATCTTCGCTAGACTCATTTGTATTTTCTCCTTGAGTTTTTGCTTGCATAACTTCGCCAAGTTGGTTACTTAAATTTTCCATAACTTGATTGTTGTTATTCACAAGCGAGCTTAATATTAATCTAACTATCTCATTAATGACAACATTAAGATTAGCTAGTTCCTGATTTTCATTCTTGATAATGCCATTAATAAGATTATTCATAGCATTACGAGACTGAATGTTTTGTGTCAGATTTGCAACATTTTCATCTTGCATATCTTCTTCAAAAACTATGGTTGGTGGACCGTCTGTTTTATCAATTTGTAAAACAGGTGGCTTTTCGTTATCCGACATTTACGCCTCCTTGATTAGTGTTATAAGTAGGGCATTGTTGTTGATACAAACAAAAACGACAATGCTCACCAAAGTTAAATTTTGGTTCTGGTTCTAAACATGCGTCAGCCGCAGGTTTTAAAAAATCGTAAGCCCAATTAACTAAATCTTCTACGGTAGTTTCGTAGGTTTTAATTGGACCTTTTTTGTCTCTGCTTACAGGTTGCACGATAGTAAGTTTTACTTTTGCGTTTTCGTAAGGGTATCTATCAAGTATGCCTAAAGCATAAATCTTGAGCTGTAAGTTATTAGGATCTACAGGCCAAGCGCCTGTCTTTAAATCTATTATCTCTATTTCTTTTTCTGTAATAATGGCACAGTCAAGCGTACCCCAAAGGTGTGGGTTTATCTCCTCCAGGGTAACTTGTTCTTCAATCAATCTTTTACCGCCTAGCTCTTCGTGGCGTTGCAATATGTAATCTGCGTATTGTTGAGCCATACCCAGCATTTCTTCGTCAACAACAACTTCTATTTTTTCGTCATCTTCTTCTATGACTGTGGTAAATGTTTTACCTGCGTAGTGATCTTCTAAAGATGAATCTTTTATTTGGTCTTTCAAAACCTTCTCTGCCATTTCGTGTATCAAAGTACCACGCTCCGCAGGGTAACTTGTTCTGTAAGGAGAACCTTGCGACATTGACGGAGACGCTGGACATTTAGTCCAACGCTCCGCTGCCGAAGGGGAAAGTAAAGCGTGTTTACTCGGCATTTGGGTCAACTACCTCTGTGTTAAGAAAATCTTCAACATCGCGCATATCGTATAGAATTTTGCCGCCTACTTTTCTATAACGCGGACCTTTGCCTAAACCGCGCCAAGTCTCTAGTGTTCTATGCGACATACTAAGCATATTTGCTAGTTGTTTTGTTGTAAGAAATTTGTAATTTTCTGTGGTTTCCATATTTCTCCTGTTTCTACTAAAATATACCTTTATTTATTATGAAAATAAAGGCAACTAAAATGGTAGGTAAAATTTTAAGCGACTTTGATGACCCAATAATGCTTCGTAATAATAGAAAGCCTGTCTGGATTAATAGGTATCTAAACGAAGATTTATTAAAGTTTGCTGAGTCGCAAGGTAAAGACCCAAGAGACGTAGCTGAGTATCTAATCTCAGTCGGTCTCAATTCATCTGAGCGCAACCAAAACATTATATTTGATTTCGAAAATCTGTAGGTTGTAACAGAGCTTCTATATGCTCGCTCACTAGCGCAGCAGACTCAATAGCCTTGTCCTTATGAATATGTGCATACCGCGCAGTCGTCTTTTGATCTTTATGTCCAAGCAAATGACCAACTTGCGCTAACGGTAATTTTTGTAAACTAAACGATGCGAATGTATGACGTAAGTCGTGCAATCTAAACTCTTCTATACCAAGCGTTTTTCTGATTTTATCCCACGCTCTCCGAGGCGCTTGAATGTTAAATATTCTCTCGCCCTCCTGCGCCCTGCGATTGATTATATCCAGGGCGCGTTCACTCAAATGTATAACTCTTTCCTCGCCGTACTGATCCGTTTTATGCTCGCTCAAGACAAGCATATTGCCTTGCAAGTCCGTCCATTTAGCCTTTGCAATTTCACCGCATCTAGCTCCTGTTAGAAGCAGTAGCCAGATAAAATCTACGGATTCTTGATAGCGTTTGTTTTTGTATAACAAGTCGAGTTGTTCTTTGACTTGGATAAGTTGTTCGCTTGTTAGGTATAGCTTTCTTTTGTTTTCTTTGTTCTTTGCAATGTGTGTCGCAGGATTGCTTTCAACCAAGCTAAGTGTGATAGCCAGATTAAACATAGATCTGAGTAAGGTTAATACTTTATTAGCTTGTGCAGGCGCTTTCTCTGACAAACTGAAATGCAGTTTGGCTATGTCGCCTCTTACAACTTTATTAAGTTTTTTCTGGCCCAATGGACCTGCAATGTATTTGTGGTAGATCCTGTTTAGTTCTTTAATTGTCTTTGTTTTACGTCTAGCGCAATCCTGTTGATAAAGATTGTGTAAATCGTTGATACTTTCGTGCATTTATTTCTCCAAAAACGTACTGCAAAGTATAGGATAGTAGTCTTAATAATTCAACTCTTTTATTGTTTGATGAAAGGTAGCCAATGAATCTGCGTTTTTCATTATATCTTCTTCTATGCGTACTTCTCTTTTATTGACACCAAAAGGCATAAAAATTACGTTGTTGTATTGCTTTGAATATAAAGCGTAGATATCTATTGCGCCTTCTGCAAAGTGTCTGTTCTTGGTGTGCGAGCCTCGGCGTAAATCAAACCGCCATTTACTGTGACCTTTTTCTTTCTTAGTTTTTGATTTTACTTGGCATTTATATAATTTATCTTCAAAGTCAAAAATTATATCTGCTTCTGCACCATGCGGAACAATAATTACTGTGTCTGAAACAAGGGCTAAAACGCTGGCAGTATAATATTCTCCGCTTCTGCCTAGTCGTTCTGTGACGCGGCCCATAGCTCTAAATCACTCTTCTTTTTGTCCTGCTAACACTCCAATAAAAGCTCTAAGCTCGTCGTCTGTAAACTTTTTTCCTTGCATAGTTCCTGAGGAAACTAACTCTCTTAACTCTTTTATGCCTTTTTGACCTCTTTTATCAGCTAATCTTTTTGCTCCCATAGCTGTACTAGTAATTGCTAAAAAAGCTGGGTTTGTGCTTACTGCGGCAAGATTAAGAAAAGTCATTAGACCATTGCCATTAGGAGATAATTTTCCAACTAACCTTAAAACATTGTCAGAAGTTTTGCCATCTATAATTGATTTCATTAATTGAATTTCTTGTTCATCAAAAGCGCGACTTTTATTTTTATCGGTTACAATTTTTACTAATGCTTGTCTGTACTTATTTACTATGTTTCCACCGCTGCCTGTTGCCGCAGTTTGTAACTCTGCTTTTTCCATAAGTTCATCGAAAATTTGTACTTTTTTATATGTTCTATTATTTGCTCTAGCTTGGTTTAATAACGCTTGTGCTTTATCGCCGCCAGATTTTGTAGAAGCGTTTTCTATTGCATCATCTAATTTGTTTCTTAAAATATTTACCCTTGGATCAAAACCACTATTTTTATAATTTGCATAGGTTGATGATTTAAGTTTATCCAAAGCTGTAAGATTAAATTCTTTCCCTTTAAAACTTTTAACAGTTTTTAAAAACTCGTCAACTGGTTTGTTAGCATCTAACCTAGGAACATAAGATAGAAACATATCTTCATTTTTTACTATTTCATCTTCAATGTCTTGTATGACGTCATCCATTCTTACTTTTATATCTCCGCCTGCTTTTTCAAACGCCTCATATGATGCGTTTTTATTATTTCTTAAAGTTTCTAATGAGGGACTTGTTCTTGATTTCTTACCAAAAGCCTCAAGCGTTTTATTTGTTGCTGACCTTATTGCTCCTGGCGCAACCAACGCAGGAAGCAATCTTGCTGGTAACTCAAGTTTTGTTCCTTCTAAAGCTTGTCCTCCAGCCTCGCTTAAAGCTCCAGCAGTACCCAATACACCAGCCCTTCCTAAAGTCGCTAACAAACCCCCTGGGCCTGCCGCAGCTGGTAAAAATTCACCTATCGTTCCTGCGTATTTTCCTGCTGTCGTTTTAGCCTCATAATCATCTAACGTTGTTGCGTCTCTTAAAAATCTTCCTGTTGCAGTATCAAGAACAGGTATGTCTTTACTTTCAGTTAAACCTACTGCTTGCAAACCTTCTTGCCCAAGTCTTGCAACTCCTCTACCTACTAATTCAGGCAGCTCTAATAAGCCAATACCACCTCTAACCAAACCACTTCCCAAAGACTTTCCAACATCTTCAACTTGTGAAACTGGTTGTGATTGTTCAGTTGTTTGTGTTCCTAAAGATTTTTGTAATGCTTTTAAAGCTCCTTCTGCTGTTTCTCCTGTAACTTCAAAGACTTTTCCATTTGGTGCTGTAATATCAAAAGTAGGCATTATTTTTTAGGTGTAATTTGATACCCATCAATTACTTTAATATCTTCGTTTAAGTCTATTGGTATATATCCAACTTCAAGCATAGCTTCTTCTGGATAAACATTAAATTTTTTAATAATGTTTTTATACCTTGTTTCTACTTTATCTAAAGATTGTAAAAACTGTTCTTCACTTTGTGCTTGATCTAAACTTGATAAAGTAGCCATTAACAAATCTAATTCTCTTTCACTTACTTGTCCTAAAGCTCCACCAGTTGGACTTGCTTCTCTCATTCTTTGCAATCTATCAAAACCAATACTTGCTTGTATTGGATCAATTAACCTATTTATATCTAAAGCAGCAGTTCCACCAATATTTCTAAGTATTTGTCCGCCTAATCCAGTTGTAGGCAATGTAGAGTTTTCTATTGCATTTTTTATTTGGTTTATATTTCCTAAAACCACTCCACCAGTAACAACTACTTCTTCTCCTGATTTTGTTTCTTGAGTTGCTGCTTGTTGTTGTTTTGCAAATGTTGGTGTTCCTTGTATTGGCAGAGCTTTTGGTATTCCTCTTTCATCCATGACTACATTACCTGTTGCGTCTCTAACCCATTCCATATCTTTTGGAGGATTACCAAAATTTTGACCTTGTGGACCTGTATTTAAAGTAATGTTACTTCCGCCTCCTTTTTTAGACAAAAAGGTCGCATAATCATCCGTACCACCTTGCTGCCTATAAAATAAAAATTCTTGCACCGAAGATGGTAATTTTGGCCCTTTAGGCTGCTGCATTTCTAATAAAGCATTTAGCCTGCTTGGGTCGCCCATCATAGCTTCTGTTCTAGCTAAATCTATAGCGTACTTTTTTTGGTATTCTCCCAATCCTTGTGCTAATTCTTGTAAATCTTGTTTTCCTATACTCATGTAAAACCTACATCATTTGACCGTAATTATCTTCTGGTAATAAAGACCCTATCGAGCCAAATGCTCTTTGTAATCCTCCTATACCACTTAGTAATCTGTCTTGCGTGCCTAATCTTTCTGACCCTGTTTCTGTAAAACCAGGGCGCATACCGCTTGTTGCTCCACTTAATAAACCAAGCTGTTGAGAAGGATATTGCAACGCTCTATCAAATTCACTTCTAGCAACACCAAGAGCTTGTTGTTGAAGCGCTTGTTGTAGACCGCCAATACCTAATAAACCAGCCAATGCTTGTTGTTGCGCTCTTTCTTGACCACCCAATAAGCCTGCTTGAAATTGTTGTTGTGCTAAACCTGCCGCAGCTCTTTGTCTAGCTACGTCGGCTTCACCAGATATATCAAACTCTTGCGCTCTCATACTTCTTGCAATATCAGATTCCGCTAATCTTGCAGCTTGTTCAAAACCTCTTTGTCTCAAGTCTGCTGCTGTTCTAGCTTTCTGCTCAACATAAGGTCTGGTTGCTTCGCCTTCTAATATGGCAGACCTAGATCCACCAAAAGCGCCTGCTCTGATAGCTCTATCTTGCGCTCCACCTCTAGCAATATCTTCTTGCCTTTGGATATCTTGCATTGCTAAATCAATGGCTTGCTGTTGATAAGGTGATTGATATGCGCCTAAATCAACGTCTAATAAAGATCTTGCTTGTATTCTTCTTGGGTCTGCAAACTGTGGTGCTTGTTGTTCTAATAATGATTGTCGAAAAGCGCCTGGATCAAATCTACCTGCTTGTTCAAATAAACCTCTTTGGCCCTCAAACGCTGCTAATTGGTCTGGCGTAAAGCCAGCAACCATTGGTCCTGTGTACGGAATAAAAGGTTGGTCTGCTAAACCTAAAGCTCTACCAAAAACTTCTTGTTGCCTAGCTTGTGTTGCTGGATCTAAAGCAGTTTCAACAACTGCTGTTCCTCCTTGATCGCCTTTAAACGCTTGTGTAGCGCCAAGAAGATTAAATCCTGCTTCCATATAGGGTAATGCTTCTGCCATCTATAAATCCTTTTTAATTAAATATTCTTTTTCAAAACCAAGATGTTTTAGTTTTCTAATCCATCCTTTTCTGCCACCACCGTATAAACGTTTTATACCGCCTCGGCGAGCAAAATCTTC